TGTTGTAAGACCAAGTCGTGTCGAAGGTGATGCCATCGTCGGAAGTCTGAATAATGATCGAGGTTCCTGCGGTGGTTCCTGGAATGTCGTCGACGTAGACCAACGTGTCGGATTGGGCCACGAAGTATCGCGCTGCTGTTCCGTCGTTGTAGAAGAGTCGATTGGTGAAACCGTCTATGAGACGGGAAGCTGACTCGACGGCCATCTCGAGTAAGGAATCATCGACTGAGTCGGTGATCCTTAGTGCCGACTTTACCTCACTTAGACTGCAATACCCGTTGGTTATCGCCATTAGTTTGAGACTCCATCAGTTTAGAAATTATGGGTGACCAGTGTTCTTGATAGACCTTGCTCGCTTCGTATTTAGCGGCATGCTCTATCTGTTTGTCGGACTTGTCTCGATCTTGATAGGACTCTTCTAGGGCACCGACTATCTCTTCGACGCTCGGAGTGACCCACCAAGAGGACTGAAGAGCATCCCACCAAGGCTGACCCTTGACCAACCAACCTTCGCCGACTAGTTCTGGCTGAGCCGTCGCGTTGGTGACGATGGTCTTAGTGCCACAGGCAGCCGCTTCGATCACGGGGATTCCGAAGCCTTCACCGAGACTCGTGCAGAGAAAGACGTCGCTGGCTGTGTAGATGGCTGCTAGAAGTTGTGGTGGGACGCCTGTCCGTATCGCGTATTGGTTCACGAACTTGACTTGGTCGTCGTTTAGTCCACAAGCTTGAGCAAGTTCTAGGAGCTTGATACCACCGGCCGCGCCATCACGCTCACAGTGGACATACAACTTGGCATCGGGCTTGTTCTTTGCGAATACCGAGAAGGCCAGAAACATCTCGCCGAAGCCCTTGCGAGGCGGTATGCCCTTGTTTGCTGAGTTGATGGTTACGACGAAGTCAGTCTTCTCGACTTCCATGAACTCGCGTGGGTAGACCTTCTGGTCGCCGTCTTGGTAGTACTCGGTGGGCTTGAAGACTGTCTCGATGCCGTGCGGCGCGTAGCTGTGCTCTATCTGAGCCTTTGTTAATTCACGATCACCGAAGAGGCTCATCGCTATCGGATGAACGAAGTCTTGGCGGCAGAACTTCAGCACCTCGGTCGGTGCCGGAAGATGGTCTATCGGAACCCATGAGGCCACGTTGAACTCTTTGAGAGACGGATTCTTGATGACCCAGACGTCGTAAAGGGTTAGAAGAAGATTCGGGGCATCTGGTTCTTGTTCGAACCAATGCTTTGCGTGAGCTGCGATGACGTCGTTGGAGTAAAGGTCGAACCCTCGTGGATAGATGCGAACGCCGTTCCAGTCGGTAGAAGTCGCCTCGAGACCGAAGTTCGATATGACGCTGACGGCATAACCGTCTGCCTTCAGATACTTGGTCAGCTGACTGGTCTGCTGTCCGTATCCTGTCGGAGCCCAGGGGCTGTTGGAATAGATACAGACCCGACCCTTGGATCGTTTGTCGCCTTTTCGTAAGGCTTGGCTATTCCCTCGCGTATCAGTTCCAACGCGTAAGGGTCTGGCAGTTCCACCAACGCCCCTCTGATGCTTATTAGCACGTTTGCTCACTATCCCTCGCAGTTCGCAGGTAGCGCAGGGAGTGGGTCTGCGTGCCTGCGCTCACGCAGACCCACACTTACTCGTCAGAGACCTTTAGGCCCCGACGAAGGTCTTCACAGCCGATGTTTGAATCAGGCGGCTGTCGAATCGATAAGTGGCTCGAAGAGTGACCAGTCCAGTCGAGAAGGCAAAGTCATCACTACGTGCCAACTCCATCGCGCCAACTTCACGGATGTAGAACTGGCTCATGTCACCGAAGATGACTGACTTCGCTCCTGCAGCGACTGCTGCCATCTGAGTCGACTCCAGAAGCGGGAAGCCAAGAAGTCGATCTGGCTGTCCGACTTGGTAGTTCGGCTCGAAGATGTATTCGTTGGTCGTGGTCTTCAACTTGCGAATCGCTTGAATCGCAGTAGTCGAAGCCAAGAACGCAACTGCTGGTCTGTTTCTGTAGGCAGCGTTTACCGAGTAGACCAAGTCGATCAAGTTATCGGCAGTCGGTGAAGCGGTTGATCCAGTCACACCCGAAGATGCGCTGGTCACGATGCCGGTCGGTTCGACCGTGCCGGTGCCGAGTGTCAACTTGTTGTCGATGAGAACGCCCATGCTGGTTCCGATTTGCTCGGCCAAGAAGCCAAGAAGGTCGGGGCCAGATAGACCGTTGTCGCTGATCAACTCACTCGAGACTTGCAAGAGTTGAGAAGCCTTGAAGCTCGACATGCTGACAAGTGAGTTGAAGACGACATCCCCTTCAACGATTGCCGCAGCCTCAGCCTTGATCAATGCGGTTCCCGGCGATGAAGTCGACGGGATCTGCAGAGTCTCACCTGATGCGGTGCGAATCTTGGTGCCTGCATTCGACAATGGCGAAATGTAGGTCAAGATGGCGATGACCTTGTCGTAGAACGAGGTCGGCACCGGGGCACCAGTCGAGGACTTGGTCACAGTGTTGCGAGTCTCGAACTTAGCCGAACGAATCTCACCGGTCACGAGTGAACGGATGACGTCGGCGTCGGTCTTCTCGAGTGAGGCTGACTCGATTGGTCGAGCCTGTGCTTCGAACCCTGCGATGGCTTCGTTGCGTGCCTCTTCGCGTGCTTGGTCTTTCTGGAATTGCTCGATGACGCGACCGCGTGAATCGAGTTCTTCCATGAGCCGGTCATAGGTTGCCGACTCTTCTGCTGACAGGTCACGAGCCTCGCTTGATGCGCCGTCGAGAAGTTCCTTGGCACTGTGCCAGACCTTCTGACGCTCGTCGATCTGTCGTTGAACGTAACTCTCCATAAGAGTTCTGTCCTTTCGATTGTTTGTGGATGTGTTCGCAGGTTGCGCCGAGTGGCTCCACTTCGGCAACTAAGAACGCGGCTCCGCAGTCCTTAGAAACTTATTGCTTGAGAAGTAAGTCCAGATACTTCGACTTCAGGTCGATTTGGTTCTTGACTGGTTGGACTCTCAGCTTGTTGACGACTTCGTTGATGATGTCGGCTCTGTCATCTGTCAGCTCTTGACCAGTCTCGAGCATGGTCAACGCCTCGGACAGTTTGTCCGCATCCACCTTGACAAGGTCTGCCAGCTTGTCCACGGAACGAACATTGGCAGAGGTCGCCTCATAGGCCGGGAACGAAACGATCGATACTTCATGAAGTCGGATCTGGCGTAGTTCACGAACCTTGCCGTCATCGCTCCAGTTGTCGCCCCCTGGTGGAACCGAGAAGCCGAAGCTCATCTGTGAGATGTCCTGACGCGCCAGCAGAATCGACATGTCACGACCATCGGTGGTCGGTGGCAGGTCGGCGTCGACCATCAAGCCCTTCGAGTCCTCGGCTAGACGCATCGTGCCGGAACGAGTCGAAGCTAGAACACGACCTGGGTCGTGATTGATGAGCATCTTGACGTTGTTACGAGACTTCAGTGTCTTGGCGAACGCGCCAGAACGAATCGTCTCAGTAAACGGAAGTGGTTGCGATGGTGAGTCAAAGACTGCGGCGTATCCAGAGAAGGACATTCCGTAAGGCAGATCGTCATCGACTTGTCGTATCTCGAAGTCGGTCATCTCGACCGTTCGTTGTTCAAGCTTGGTGGTCATAGTCTCGCTTCCTGGTGCTTCTTGGATGTTCGGGATGGAGTAGGTCGTTGTCGGTCGTATAGTTCGGGTTCTGCGGTCTGCCGTTCTTGGCTAGATACAGATAGGCCCTGACTCGAGCGAAGGCCCATTGAGCGCGTGTCATGCCTGGCCTGTGTGAGACCGAATAGGCACCGGCTCCTCGCCGATAGACCGCTTTCGTCTGACCGAGTGTGACTCGAGTCCAGACTGGTCGGTCGTTCGCTTCCATCTCGTCGTTGTGTTCGGTGACTCTGGTTCGTAGCGTGTTCTCGGTTTGTTCCGAAAGTTGTATTCCACCTGCCGCACCGGCTGCTGAACCCTTTGGATTGACCTTCGAGCCGGTGATCTGTTCACTCTTCGGAGCCGGTGTCGATGATGGGCCGGTCTGACGTTCAACTTTCAGAAGCTTGGCAGGAATGATCCAGAACTTGCAGATGCCGTTCGGTGCGATTGCGCCAGACACGATTGAACAAGCTTGTGGGCCGCGATAGAAAGTGCAATTCGAACACTGCATGCCTTGAGAGGCGAATGGATTCTTTAGAACGTAGTGAGCACCGTTACCGTCGATTGATTGGTTGAACTGACCGTGCCGTTCGACGATTGATTCAAAGGCTTCATACAGTTCACGCTGGACTTGAGTCCACTCGTAGTCCTCTGACAAAGAACGCTC